CACCTGGCGAGTTTTTGGTATTTGTGGATTCCAAACTTGATGCAGAAAAAATGATTCAAGTGCTTGCACACGAAATGGTGCATATTAAGCAGTTGGTGTTGGGTCAGTTGCGTCATGAAATTGCAGAAGATGGCACAGTAACAAACTACTGGTTAGGTAAGAAGTGCGACAAAGAGTACTACGACCAACCCTGGGAATTGGATGCGTGGGCCAAGGAACGTACACTAGCAATCCATGCAGAGCGTATCATGTGGGGTAACCCGGAGTTTAAGTAACTATGGAATACAAAGTAGAAGGTAGCAAACGTAATCGCAAGTTCATTGAAGCGATTATGCCTAGTCTGATTACTCAGCTGGGACTTTCTTCTAGCCGTAAGACTCTGGTGGTTAAAATTGAAGATGATGGGGAAACCCATCTAGGATATACTGTTCCTTTGGATGCACTGGATGCCTACATAGTAGTGGTTAAGCCACAGCGTAAACTTAAGGACATCGGGTTCACATTGTGCCACGAAATGGTACATGTGCGACAATTGGCAAAAGGCATTCTAAAAAATAAAGGAAATGGTGTTAACATATGGGCTGGGAAGAGATACGGTAAAAAGACTAAGTATCTTGATATGCCCTGGGAACAAGAAGCATTTGCTCGGACAGAGATTTTGCTTCGCCGAGCAATTGAGGAATAAATGTACAAAGTAACAGGGAAGAACACAACATACGAAGTTTTATCATTGGACGAAGCTATGAAGTATGCTAAAAAGATGAATGAGTTTGTGACTATTACTGGTCCAGACTTTGAAATTGTAGGCATGTTTGGTGTAGATAGTATTAAGGATGGTAAATGCCCTGACGGTGTTGCATACGACTGGAACAAAGCATCACGCATTGGTGCACCAAAACGACATTAAGGAAACAATATGGCTACCGTAGCCGGAATTAAAATTAAAGTTAAAGCGCCTAAGGAACGCCGCATTGCGTTTGCGGACGAAAAATACACTGGTACCGAACCGGAATGGGATACGGAAAAAGCTCTGGCAATGGATGATGCTACATTTGATCATCACCTACGCCGTAGCTTTTACTACTACAACTACCATTACAGTCAAAAGGATTGTAAGAAGCATGTGGTAGTGTGGGTACAGAAACCTGAGAACGGGTTCACAAAGGATGATGTTAAGGCGTACATTCGCAGCAGCGATCGTTCTACTAGTATGACGGCATGTAGTTTGATTATGGCACATAAGCAAGGTATGCCTCTTAAGCCACGCCACATTGAGTTTCTTAAGGAAGCCGTGCGTGAAGCAATCAATTCAGCTGAGCCGGAAGTTGTTGAGACTGCGGTAGACGACAAGTCTAAAGCATACGTGCCAACTATCCAGGATCGCCTTAACGAAAAGACCAGCGAGCTTCTAGGTGAACTAGAAGGAAAGTTTGACGAAGTGTATACAAACACAGCTGAAAAGTTCAAACCTTATGACTGGTTTACAGCAAATAACGTGGTACAAAGCCAGTTGGGAAAGTATGAAGGACTATTTCGCAAGCGGAAAGAGGAGCTTGAACTTGCACAGTCAAAGAAAGACGAACAGGTTCGAGAAGGCTACAGCCATCTTAAGGCTGCTGACTTCAAGCGAATCATTGGATGGATCGAAGAGCTACTATCTGCCGTTGACCAATACCGTGGGGTTAAGAAGGCTACAAAGAAAGCAAGAGTCAAGAAGGCGCCTAGCAAAGAAAAACTTGTGGCAAAACTCAAGTATGCTAAAACCGACGCAGCCCTCAAGATCGTTTCGATCAATCCTGCAGACATTATTGGCGCAAGTGAGCTCTGGGTCTATAACACTAAGACGCGAAAACTTGGAAAGTACGTGGCCGCACCATACCATACTCTCACCATTAAAGGGACAAGTATTGCAGGCTTTGACACAGATAAGAGCGTCAGCAAAACACTCCGCAAGCCAGACGAAAAGCTAAAAGAGTTTGCTAAAGCGGGCAAGATCCAGCTTCGTAAGTTTATTGAAGATATTAAAGCAACTGAAACTAAACTAAACGGACGGATCGGTGAGGATGTCGTACTACTTAAGACCGGTTAACGATAGGCCCGAGTTCCTAAAACGATTAGAGAGCGAACGGGCTTGGCTGCTTAACAAAGTTGAGCAAGTTAAGCGTACCAAACTCACTAAACGTCCCAGTGCTGCTAAAGAAATTCGCGACTTGGAATACCAAATTCGGCGCAACGAACTTGATTTAGCGTTTAACGGACCTGAGTGGGCCAAGTACGAAAAGTACGGAATCTGGGAATCCTTAACCAGTTAAGCTAAGTCCTGTTGTTTAGTAATAAATACTAGCAACAGGATTTTTCTATGGCCACACAAGATACAAGCATTTATGATGCTAAGGGCAACCTAATTACTGACACGCTGTTCCAAGCAAATACAGGAACCGGCGCAGGGCATATTCAGTACAATGCAGCAGAATATGATAGTGCTAACGCAAAACGTGCAGAAATCACAGACTATATTCGCCTACGTTTGGCAGATGGCATTGTTGACGTTGAATTAGACAAAGAACACTACGAAATGGCAATTAACCAAGCGTTAATTAAGTACCGCCAGCGTAGTAGCAACGCAGTAGAAGAGTCTTATGCATTCTTACAGCTATTGCCTGAAACACAAGAGTACATTTTACCTAAAGAAATTATCGAAGTTCGCCAAGTTAACCGTCGCGGTATTGGTAGCGTAAGCGGAACAACTGCTAGCCAGTTTGAACCATTTGCATCTGGTTACCTAAACACATACATGTTGGTAGCAGGACGTGTGGGCGGGCTTGTAAACTATGAATTGTTTGTGGACTATCAAAAGCTAGCAATGAAAATGTTTGGCGGCTTTATGAACTTCTCGTGGAATCGCACAACACGTAAGTTAACAATCATGCGTAAAATGCCTTTCCAGGGGCAAGGTGACACAAACTTTGAATCGGCTGAGTCGTGCTTGCTATGGTGCTACAACTACAAGCCAGATTGGCAACTGTTTAACGACTACATGGTATTTCCGTGGTTACAAGAATACGCATACAGCTTTGCTAAACGTATTCTAGGTGAAGGTCGTAGCAAGTTTAGTACTGTTGCAGGTCCACAAGGTGGCGCACAGCTAAACGGCGCTGCACTAATTGCAGAAGCTAAAGAGGAAATGGATAAACTTGAAGAAGAATTGAAACGTTTCCAAGACGGCGGTATGCCAATGACATGGGTAACAGGATAATGCGAGCAGAAGAATTTATCACAGAAGCCCCGTTAGCTGACTATGTGCCATTGGGCGACTTTAACAAGCCGGGCCCATTTAGAAATAAAGTTGACAAGAAGCTAATCACTCATCCAACTAACCAGTTAAAGACGGCAAAGTTCTTTGAAAACACACCGTACGACTTCCGACTGTTCTTTAGTAACATTCCGGGCACAGGTAAGCGTAACGAAATTGGCGTGGTGTCGCCGGAAGAAGTAATTGCAACATTCGGCGAACAAGTCGGGCAACAGATTATTACAGGTTCAGAAGACGCTATTACTGTTGTATTCCTTGGAAACTTTGGAAGCCAAGCTGTAATGATGACTCCGTGGGTTATGGCTCACCGAATTGGGCATGCAGTTACAGCATCTAACAGACGCAACAATACAATCATTACCTGGGACACAGTTGAGAAGCATTTCTTTAGATCAATCAACGAAGCATTAACTGAAGTGTACGGTAAACCCGAGCATGCAAGGGGTGTAGCGTGGAACAGGCAAGCAGAATACAATGCATTGTTTAACGCAATTGGTACACAGCGTAGCAGCAGAGAGAATCAAATCAAACGTCCTTACGAGTTTATGTACGAAATGTTTGCACAGTATCTCAAAACTGGTACAGTTACACTAAACCCATTTCCTGCACAACTTGGATATGGTAGAAAAGCGTGGGGCAATCAGGCCCAGATGACAGCACGTATTAACAACGAAGAAGATCTGCAAAAAGCACTAGCCCAAAAAGCAGATACTCTTGGGTATGATATGCAATTATTGTTTGGGGATGTATTGGGAGAACTGCAAGGTCAAATTTTCCTAATGTAATTGCTTTTGTTATACAAACTTGCTAAACTAGCCCTAGTACATTAGGGCTTTTTTATGATTATAGGTATTTGTGGTTTAATTGGTAGCGGTAAAGATACAGCAGCAGACTATCTAGTTAACTTTCACGAGTTTAAACGTGAGAGCTTTGCTGCAAGTTTAAAGGATGCAGCGGCAGCAGTGTTTGGGTGGGACCGGGAAATGCTAGAAGGTCGCACTAAAGCCAGTAGAGAATGGCGCGAACAAGTTGATCAGTGGTGGGCAACTCGACTAAACATTCCGCATCTAACCCCACGTTGGGTACTACAGTATTGGGGAACAGATGTTTTACGTGGCCACTTTCACGACGATATCTGGATTGCTAGCGTCGAACATAAAGTGCAGCAAAGCCGCGACAACATTGTTATTACTGATTGCCGTTTTCCGAACGAAATCAAAGGGCTTAAGGAGCAAGGCGCCAAGATTGTGTGGATCCAGCGTGGCATTATTCCTCATTGGTACGATATTGCCTGCAAAGCGAACAAGGGTGATACCAAAGCAGCACAGTGGTTGCAAGACAACAATATTCATGCTAGTGAATCAAGTTGGGCAGGAACCAAATTTGATATGACTATCGATAACAACAGCTCCATTGATGCTCTGTACAAACAACTTGGTCAAATTGTGTCGGCTTAACTGCCAGGCTTCCATCGTAGTTTGCTCTTAGAAATCTCTGTTGAGCAATTCAAACAGATTGTTTTTAAGTTAACCCAATCGTTATTCTTCAAGTTACCATCGACGTGGAACACATTTAGTTGATCGGTAAACTTTGCCACAAAGCTGCATTTTTCACAATGCGGCTTTTTCTTGTATCCGCTCTTTGCCCAAGCGGGACTAGGTGGTTTTAACTTGCGACCCTTCCTTAAACAGGTGTCACATTGGGTCCTATAGTGCGTTACATCTTCTTTTACGTAGTTAATAGCTACGGGTTTCTGCTTGCATGTTGGGCATAGTGGTCGATTATCCATAGTGTATTTACCCAAAACCTTTGCAAAGGGCACCGTAGACACCCGAAATCATAATATACAAATAAATATTGATATCGTGTAACATAAAGGAACGAAGATTATGGCACTAGTATCACCAGGTTTACAATTAAGTGTAACCGACGAAAGTCAATACGTACCGGGCGCAGTTGGATCTGTACCATTGGTAGTTTTGGCAACAGCTCAAGATAAAACAAATCCTGCAGGGGCTATTGCAGCAGGTACAACAAAAGCGAATGCAGGTAAATTGCAAGCATATGCTAGCCAACGTGAGCTAGTGAGTGCTTTTGGTTACCCATCATTCCAACAAAGCAGTGCTGGCACAGCACTACACGGAGACGAACGTAACGAATACGGGTTAATGACAGCGTACTCTGCGTTGGGCATTAGTAACCGTGTTTATGCTATCCGTGCAGACATTGACTTAGCTCAATTGGATGCCACATCTAATCGTCCTACAGGTATTGTAGCCGATGGTACATATTGGTTTGACCTATTGGACACCGATTGGGGTGTTTATGAGTGGGATGCTACTGCAAGTGCTTTTACTAAAAAGACTCTATTAGTAGTAACCGATGCGGCCAACTTAACTAACATTAGTGGTGTTAACTATCCTAACTCTAGCGTAGGTGACATTGGCTCTTATGCAGCAGCGTTAAGCCCTGCAAACAGCGGTGCATACACAGGCCATGTTTGGAATGTGTTTAAGAAGCTATCTGACAACAGCTGGGCTAAAGTTGGCGACCGTACATGGATGGTTGATCAAGCAACTATTGCTGGTGTTAATGGTTCTGTATCGAGCCCAGCTGAAATTCCTATGTCTACTCCGGCATCGGTTGTAAGTATTAACGGTGTTAACGTTACAGTTGGTTCTACTTCTGTTGATAAATCGTTAGCAGATGTTGTTACGGCAATTAATACCGCAGCTATTGCAGGGGTAACAGCCCGTGCAGTAAACGGTAAATTGCAATTGTTAGCAACAGACTTAGCTAAGAGCGGTGGCCCAAGTGCTAGCGCCGACGGCAAGATTACTATTGCAAACACAACACAAACCCCATTAAGCAGCTTAGGTATTGCTGCTGGTACATACTACCGCCCAACAGTTAGCTACGGTTCTTATGTTGCTATCCCAGCATGGAGAAGTTCAGACACTGCACCTCGTCCAACAGGTAGCGTATACTTAAAGACTACGGCTATCGGTAGCGGTGCAAACGTTACAATTAAGAAGTACAGTGCAGGTACAGATACATGGACTGCACAAGCTGCTCCATTGTATAACTTACCATCTGATGCTATCTACGGCATGGATCCAAGTGCAGGCGGCTTTAATATTGCAGCAGGAACAATTTATGTTCGTTATGATACAGGCGCTGACGGTACTGTTACATTTAAGCCATACGTTCGTAGAGTTGCTGGTGCAACCAAGATCGTTGCGAACGTAACTGATACAGCAAACCCATTTACACTAAACAATGCGTTTACCCTGTACACAACATCAATTGGTGAGTCTACATTTACTGCATACTCTATCACTTTAGGTGGTACTAGCCGTGCAGCGTTTGTTTCTGCGGTATTAGCAGCTAACATCCCTGAAGTTACTGCAACAGTTGAAACTAGTGGTGCTATTAGCTTAACACACAAGTATGGCGGTGTTATTAGATTAGCAAACGTAACTGGTAGTCCAGTAACTGATGCAGGTTTCACATTATCTGTAACTGGCGTACAAGGCAACGCAGCAGGTGAATTGGAACTAAGCACATGGGAACCATTGACATACACATTTAGCGTAGTTGAGCCTACACAGGATCCAGTTGATGGAACATTGTGGTACTTTGGTTCTGCAACCGATGTTGATATTATGATCAACACCACAACAGGTTGGAAAGGCTACCAAAACGAATTGAGCGATGCTCGTGGTTACGACTTGAGCTTAACAGACCCACTAGGTGTTATTGTTAGTGCAAGCAAGCCAACTACACAAACTGACAGTTCTGCTCTTGTAGCAGGCGACTTGTGGTTAGACACAAGCGATTTAGAAAACTGGCCAGCATTGAGCCGCTATAACGGTTATACCTGGAACAAGATTGACAATACTGACCAAATTGGTCAAAACGGTATTGTATTTGCTGATGCACGTTGGGGCACAAGCGGCAACGTTGACCCAATTAGCGACAGCATGCCAGCTATTGTTGACTTGTTGACAAGCGACACAACTGACTTAGACGCTCCAGACTATCGCTTATACCCACGTGGTGCATTGTTGTTTAACACACGCCGTAGCGGTTATAACGTTAAGCGTTTTGTGAACGAATACTTTACAGAAGACAACTTCTCAAATGGTTCGTTACCTAACGTAGCAAGTGCTTGGGTAAGTGCAAGTGGTCTAAAAGACAATGGTAGCATGTACGCTGGTCGTCAAGCACAACGCCATATGGTTGTTAGTGCATTGAAGGCAGCAGTTGACGGAAACGCAGCAGTACGTGAAGACCAATATGGATTCAACTTAATTGCTGCTCCTGGTTACCCAGAGTTGATCAGCAACATGGTTGCATTGAACAATGACCGAGCAAACACAGCGTTCATTATTGGTGATACACCAATGCGTTTAGCTCCTAACACTATTGACTTAGTTAACTGGAGTAACAACACAGATAACGCCACTGGTTTAACAACTAACGACCCGTACCTAGGTGTTTACTACCCAGGTGCAGCACAAACTAACGACGTACAAGGTAACACTATTGTAGTACCACCGAGCCACGTTGCATTGCGTACATTCTTACACAGTGACAACTTGAGCTATCCATGGTTTGCCCCAGCTGGTACCCGCCGTGGTATGGTAGACAATGCAACTAGCGTTGGTTACATTGACTCTACAACAGGTGAGTACAACCCAATTGGTGTTAACCAAGGTCTACGTGACAGCTTGTATGAAAACAAGATTAACCCAATTACAAACTTGCCAGGTGTAGGTTTAGTAGTTTGGGGTCAGAAGACACGTAACCCATTTGCAAGTGCAATGGACCGCGTAAACGTAGCACGTTTGGTAAACTACATCCGTACAATCCTAGCAAGCGTAGGCAACGGATTCTTGTTCGAACCAAACGACAAGATTACACGTGATCAATTGAAAACTATCATCAGTGGTGCAGTAAACGACTTGGTAAGCAAGCGTGGTGTTTACGACTACTTGGTAGTTTGCGACGAAAGCAACAACACACCAGAGCGTATTGCTCGTAATGAGTTGTATGTGGATATTGCTATTGAGCCGATGAAGGATGTTGAGTTTATCTACATTCCAATCCGCTTGTACAACCCAGGCGAAGTCGCTAAATTAGGCGCATAAAGTAGGTATATAACGGGGCTGGCAACGGTCCCGTTAACTTACCAAAAATTAGGTAAATACCTTAACAGGAGAATAAGATGGCAGTATCGTCACTAACAAGATTAACAGTACCGTTAGCAACTAACCAAAGTGCATCTGCACAAGGTTTGCTAATGCCAAAACTCAAATATCGCTTCCGTGCGACATTTGAAGGTTTTGGTGTAAGTGCTGACAAACGTGTAGAATTAACAAAACAAGTCGTTGACATTAAGCGTCCAAGCGTAAACTTTAACCCAATCACATTAGATGTGTACAACAGTAAAGTTTATTTGCAAGGTAAGCCAGAGTGGCAAGAAACTAGCATCAACTTACGTGATGATGCAGCAGGTAACGTTAGCCGTATGGTTGGCGAACAGATCCAAAAGCAATTTGACTTTGCAGAGCAAAGTTCAGCAGCTTCTGGTATTGACTATAAGTTCTTGTTACGCTACGAAGTACTTGATGGCGGTAACGGTGCAAACGAACCTAACGTTCTAGAAACATGGGAATTGTACGGTTGCATGATCAGTCAAGTTGACTACGGTGATATGGCTTACAGCAGCAATGATCCTGTACAAATTGCACTGACATTACGCTTCGATAATGCAGTACAAACACCAACAGGAACTGGCGTAGGCACACTAGTTGGCCGTACACTAGGTACAATGGTAACTGGTTAATACCAGATGACAAACTTAAGCCCGGTTTAGGCCGGGCTTTTTTATGGCTAAATAGTTTATAAGAGGATACTACTTTGAGCATTAATCAGTTTTTACAAGAAGTTGGCAAAGGCGACCAAATCAAGGACTTCCAACACGCTAGTAAGTTGTTTGTTGGAGACAACTTTAAGCTGGCACCTCGCCAAGGATTTTTGTATCATGTGTTCTTTGATTTAGCTCCTGAGTTTTCGGCTAAGTATGGCCGCAATCAACAAGTTGAAGCTGGTATGCTTGTAAAAATGGTCGACTTACCTAAGTTCACCATCGATACTAAAACTCTAAACAGTTACAACAGACCTAACATCATTCAAACTAAGATAAAGTACGATCCAATTAACATCCAATTTCACGATGACCACGCAGACGTTGTGCGTGGATTATGGTTCCAGTACTTTAGCCATTTTTATAGAGATACGGACTTAGGTTATCAGGGCCCGGATGGGGTTATTAACCCAGGATACAGACAAAACACAAAGTATTCACCTCGTGAAAATAACAACTGGGGTTACTCGCCAAAGACTCCAACAACACACCCAATTAACGCAGTTCGTATCTATAGTATGAGCCAAAAGCGTTTCGCAGAATACACACTAATTAATCCTATCATTACTAGCTTTAAGCATGGTCAACATACAGCTGGTTCTAGCGAAGCATTACAACACGAAATGACATTGTCTTTTGAAACAGTGTTATACGGTGCAGGTTGGGTAAGTAAGAATACAGTACAAGGGTTTGCGGATATTCATTATGACAACAGCCCAAGTCCTTTAACGCCAGCAGGGGGTGGCACCAAGAGCATCATTGGTCCGGGCGGCTTACTTGATACAGCTAGTGATGTTGTTAACGATTTAGGTAAAGAAGGCGGAAGTGCCAGTGCATTCTTTAAAGCGTTCCGAGGTTATCAAAACTTAAAGAACACAAACTTAGCAGCAGTTGCTAAAGCAGAACTAACTCAATTGGGCACAGACATGTTACGTGGCAATAACCCGTTGAATAGATTGTTTGTACCAAACAGTGGAAACTTAGCAGACGGCAGTCCAATCTACCAATACAACAAAAACAGTAAAGCTGGCAACGGTAGTGCAGGAAATGGCGCAAATGGGGCAACCAGCAACGGCGAGAATGTTGGGTCTATTTTTGGTATGGGTGTTGCAGGCACAGTGCTTGGCGGTCTTGGCGCAAGTGTGCTATTAGGCAAAGGTGGTGGTCTTGGTGCAATAGCAACAGTCGGCGGGTTAGTCGCTGGCGCAGGTGCGTTGAACAAACTACTAAAGGTGAACCCTAAGACTGGTGCTGTAGAAAATGTTTCTACTTTGCCGAGCAAAACAGCAGCAGAAACACAGTTAAGCAATATGCCTAACAGTGCTGCTAACACTTATATGGACAGTTACCTTGACTTACCAGAAGCTGTACCTGGCGCATCAAACGTTGCATTAAACGACGAGGCAGCAGCATGGGATTATGCCACAGCCGATATATCTACAAATCCAGCATTACCGTCGAGCGAAGTTCCTGTGTTTACAGCCGATCAACTGAATAAACCGATGGAAACCCCTCCGGAAATTGCTGCACAGATTGCAAGTGAGGCCGAAGCTAGAGCTCAAGAAAATGGGTTAACTATGGGCGAAGACAATAGCGACAGTGCAACAAATCAAATTGACACAGATAATTGGGATCAAGCATAATGGCAACAGGAAAAGCAACAAACTTGGGTCCAGTGGATCAATCGGTAAACGATAACACTGACCCTAATAGATACTTTAACAACTATTTTGATCCAACCTTTTTAGTTAGTTCAAACGTTGATGCAGCAATTCTATCATATTTTGAAGAAGTATCTTTTAACAAAGAAGCGGCCAAGGCTTTGGCTAGTGCAGTAATTTACACTAGCAAGACACAGGGTGTAGATCCAATGCAAACGCTTCAAGAGTTTACTAAACTACCAAAAGGCGAGTTAAACGCTTACTTGGTTATGTTCTTAAATATACAGCGTAAGGGCACAAGCTATCTAGGCATTACTAACCAGCCTATTACGAACAAATACGTTAACAGATCGATATTACCATGAGTAAGTATGCACAAGGCAAGTTCCAGATGAAGAACCCAGAAAAGTATGTAGGTAACAAAACACCTACGTACCGTTCCGGTTGGGAATTTGTGTTTATGCAATTTTGTGATAACAATCCTGCAATTCTACAATGGGCAAGTGAAGCAATACATGTTAACTATCGTAACCCGTTAACAAACAAGAATACCATTTATGTTCCGGACTTTTTGATTATCTATGTTGACAAAAACGGTGGCAAGCATGCAGAAGTAATCGAAGTGAAGCCTACTAAAGAAACTAGCTTGCAAGAGGCGGGACGTAGTGCAAGAGCACAAGCAGCAGCCATTGTTAATATGGCTAAATGGGAAGCTGCTAGAGCGTGGTGCAAGCAACAAGGGTTGGTATTTAGAATCGTCACTGAAAACGAAATCTTCCACCAAGGTTCTGGCAAATAAATAATGGTATGACTAAAAAACTAGAATCACTCTTCAATTTGCCTGAAGTAAAAGAAGGCGCAACAACAGAAGAAGTTGCACAAGTAATTGAAGAAAACCGCGGAATCATAACACAAGTGGACGAAGCCATTGACAAGATCGATGCAGCATTGCCTGGAATCACTGGGCTAGACACACTAGATGATGATTTAGATGCGTTAGCAAAACTAGCAAAAGATAAAGCAGAAGACCTATTGGACTTGGGTATGAACGTAGACCCACGCTTTGGGGGCATGATATTCCAGACTGCTAGCCAATTATTAGGGCATAGTATTACGGCTAAAACAGCAAAGATTGACAAGAAACTAAAGCAGCTTCAACTTCAGATGCAAAAAGCCAAATTTGACCATCAGGTTAAAAAGGATGCAGGTAAAGTTGAAGAAGAGCCAGAAGATGGCAAGGGAATGTTGCTTGATCGTAATGCGTTGCTAGCGTCAATACTAGAAAAGACTAAGAAACAATAAATATACAATAGAGGAATTCGCAATGAAGCCATACCAACAATATGTGTTTGAGCTTAACAAAGTGTACGATTACACGGTTAAGATTGCAGGCACAAACCCACAAGGTGAAGTAATGGAGCGTATTAAGAACGCTTTAAATGCTCACGATGTTGAAAGTGTATCTAGCCCTAAGAGCATGCCTATCCAGGAACACCGAGAGTTTCCTAAAATGGGTGCAGTTGAGTGCTGGATTTTTGAAGTAGCAATTAAGTACCCAACTACACCTGAACAATTGCGCCAACTTATTAAAGAACGTGCTGGTATTAATCCGGACTGCGTTTGTGTATGGCCAAAGAATCAACGTGATTTCAACGAAGAATTTGAAGCCCACGGTAAAGACCATGAAGGTGCATTACTAGATCAACCAGAACTAAAAGCAGACGAAGGCGGCCAAGAACTAGTTGGGCAGGCACGCCGCGACAGCATGCTTAAAGAGTTATCTTCTCGTTCATACGAGTTTGCAGCCAAGAGCGAAGCAGACGGAAAAGTGATGGACGCATCTCCTGCAGGAACAGATAGTCCTGTTGGCAGCAAACAAGTTAAATTACCGACACCACCAAAAGGATCAGTACGATGAGCAACAGTAACGGAATGTACAACGTTCTAAACATTTTTAAAAAATTAGAACCTACACAAGAACAACAAGTTAAAGCAGAAGCACAATCTATCTACGAAAGTGTAGAAGCTAAGGGTAGTATCCTTGAAGGTGTTAAGAGTGTCGAAGGCAAGTTAAACGAAAAGTATCTAGGTTTTAAAAAGACCGCCGCCGCTGCTAAAGCAGGTGGTGCAGAAAACCCAGATGCAGTTGCAGCAAGTATTGGCCGTAAAAAGTATGGCAAGAAAGCATTCCAGAAGGCAGCAGCATCTGGTACAAAAATGCGTGAAGAGCAAGTAGACGAAATGTTTGCATTCGATGCTGAGCCGACTAAAGATCGTGGCCCACGTGACACAGGTCGTGGAGATGAGCTAGCCCGTCGTGAGAAAACACTAGGTAAAGGTGGACTAGGTAAAGGCAAGCCATTTGGCAAAGAATATAAAGAAAAAGGCAAGTACGGTAATTCGTATAATATTGCCGGTCCTAAGGGCGTACTACCAGAAGGTGAGCGTGAGGATAACCCACGTATTCCGGGCACACAAAACACTGCAAAGTCACGTTACAATCCAACAAACAAGCCTGCTCCAGTTAAGAAACTAGACAAGCCAACTGACAAGTTTGACAAGATTAAAAATGAAGTGGCCCCTCCTGGCAAAAAAGCTGAGAAGATGGTCAAAGGCATGAAAGCCAACTTTGCAAAAGATGGCAAGCTAACAGACAAAGAGAAGAGCATTGCATATGCCACTACTTGGAAAGCACACAATGCAGGTAAAGTAGAAGAAAGCCGTAAGCGTCAAATTGCAGAAGGTATCAACTTTGCCGAAATGATGCGTGATACAGATGACAGCGTAGCAGAAATGTTAGGTGAAATCCAAGCAGATATTGATTCTTTTAAGAAAACAGGGCATTGCAGCGACAAGCTAGAAGCATTCCTAAAGATTCACAATCATGGCAAGAGACTAATGGGCGAAGCAGTCCCAAAAGGTTCTAGTTTTGCACCACAAGACGCCATGTCGTTGAATCCAGACTTTGCACCAGAAGCACCAAAGCCAGGGCTAATGGGCCGTGCCGCTAGTGCTATTGCAACAGGGGCTAAAGCCGCTGGTCGTGCTTTAGGTGGTCCAGGCGACGCTGAGCTTCTAGATCGTCTAGCACGTGATGCTGGTAACCCTAACCGTTACAATGAAGATACAGAGTTAAATGAGCTAGCACGTTTGGCTGGACTAACTCTTGAGGGCAAAAAGTCCGACAAAGCAGATAAAGACTACGACGGTGACGGCGAAATTGAAAGCAGCAAAGACGAAGTAATTGGATCTCGCCGCAAGGCAGCAGGACTTGATGAAGCCAAGCCTGACTTCTTAGATATGGATAAAGATGGCGATAAAAAAGAGCCAATGAAAAAAGCCATTGATGACAAGAAGAAAGTGGACGAAAGTGGTATAAGCCAAATCGGTATGTCGGCTGCTGATATGGAGTCGCAGCAAGGACGAGTTAATGTTAGCACAAACGCTAGCAGCGATGGTAACAAGA